TTTCATCAGAGGAACAGGCGCAGCGCGGAATATCTATAGAAGCGCAGCGGAATCTATTGCAATCATATGCGCAGACAACAGGCCAGCAGATAAGGATTTTTGAGGATGCCGGATTTTCCGGAAAGAACACCGCGCGCCCGGCGCTGCGTCAGCTGCTGGCTGCCCTGGATGATTCTGTTTCCATGATCCTTGTCTGGAAGTTGGACAGGCTTTCCCGGTCCCTGCGTGATACACTGTCCATGATCGAGGACGTTTTTCAACCCCGCGGGATCACGCTTGTTTCTATTACGGAATCAATTGACACATCATCCCCGTCTGGCCGGATGATGCTGAATATGCTGGCATCATTCGCGCAGCTGGAGCGTGAACAGGATTCTGATCGCGTTGTCATGGCCCATAAGCATCTGGCTGCGGAATGCCGTTATCTGGGCGGCCATGTTCCCCTGGGCTATTGCATTGACGATCAGAAACACTATCAATTAGATCCTGTGGCCGCGCCGATTGTCCGCCATGTGTTTGAGATGTATCTTTCCCGCTGCGGATATACAGAAATTTTGTCCTGGCTGAATGCTCAGCAGCTGCCCGCCGGCACGCGCAAAAATCCATATAATAAACCGGATCTCAATTTCATGTTGAATAATGAAATTTATTCCGGAACCTTTGTCCGCCGCATGGGAGCGGATCCGCGCCACAAGATCAGTGCGCCGGAAACAATCAGGATCCCCGGCGGCGTGCCGGCTATCCTCTCACAGGATGAATGGAACCGCGTCTGTGAAATCAGGGATTATAACCGGTTAAATGCATCCCGCGCCCGTGCTTCATCAAGGGTTTATCCGCTTTCCGGCCTTGTCCGCTGCGGCGTGTGCGGTTCCTTAATGAAAGTGAACGTAGGCGGGAAAACCCGTGCCGGCGAACTGGAAAGATATTATAAATGTGAAAAGAACCGATGCTTCCCCCCTCCCAGGGTAGAAGCAACTGAGCATGCTGTTTTCCAGGCGCTGCACTGGTTTGCAGATCATGAGGATGATCTGCGCAGATCCTGCGCAATTGCCAACGAATACGCAGCCGGCGCGGACCAGGATCACGCAGCTGAGATCCGCGACATCCGGAAGCGGATCCAGGCAGAAAAGCAGCGGGCCGCTCAAATCATCGCATTTGTGGCAAAATCCGGGGCAGATGCGCCCGCTTCGCTGATGGATGAACTCCAATCCATTGAAAAGCGGACAGCCGCGCTGCTGGCTAAAATTGACAAACTATCACGGCCTGTCAGCCGGTATGATGCAGACAAACTGATCCAGGCCGTGCATGCAGCTGATGAAATAGAAAAACTGCCGCCGGACCAGCAGCGTCAGCTGGTCCAGGCAGCAGTCCATAAGGTAACAGTCACAGCAGATGATTTTAACATCACGCTGCTGTGGCCTAAGTATGGTGGAGATGATCCTCCACAATACATAGGCCACATGATCAGGCGTAAAACTTAAAAATCATCATCTTCCAGATCCTTGGGAATCGCGGCAAAATCTGTGGAACTTTTCAATTTTTGGAATGTAATTTCATAGGCCCCCATAGCAGCCAGGGCGATGATCACGGCATTGATCGCGGCCAGCAGGCCGGTTTGCAGCGTCAGGCCGGTTGTAAAAACCATGGCCAGCAGTGAAATAATTAACGCGATAAAATAGGCAACGAATCTTGTGGGAATCTTCCAGACTTTATCAAGCGGCAACTTCAGCAGCTGCACAATCAGCAGTGTTGCCAATGTCGCGCCGGCGATGGTTCCTAGTGTTTCCCATGTAAACGGTTCTGTGGGTAGCTCACCCTCTGCCATGGCCACACCGGACATAAGCAGCAGCGCAATTATCAGAACCAGGCAAAACAACAGCTTTTTCATTTATTATTTACCCCCTTCAATATGCTTTTCAATCTGAGCAACCTTTTCCTCAAGCACAGGCATGCGCTGTGCGAAATTGTTATGCTGTCGCACTTCCCTGGTTAATTCTTCCAGTTTGGTGTCAGTGACTGCAGCATATTGATCAATCTGGGCCTTTAATTTGGCGTCCGTCAGTTCGGATCTTTTATCCAGCTCCGCAAATAGTTTTTCATTATTTATTTTGGCAACGATCAGCTGGGAGATCACCGCGCATGCGCCTGTGATCAGGGCAACAATAATGGCATCAGGCAATGTTAACATCTCCCTTCTTCATCGTTCCGGCTGGATAGCGGGCGATCAGTTCCCTGGCTGCTTCCTCTGACAGATCCGGGATGATTACGGTCCATCGTGTGCCGGATCCGCTGCTGATCAGATTAGTTATTGCCGCCCATGACAGCGGGCCACAGATTCCGTCAGGCGTCAGCCCGTTGTCTTTTTGAAACAGAATCAGCGCGTTTCTGGTTTCGTTACCAAATGAACCGTCTGCCCCATATTGAGGCAGCCGATAACCCAGCTGCAGCAGATCATTTTGCAGTTCGGTAACATCCGGTCCTTTGCTGCCTTTTTTTAATGTCGGTTTGAAGTATGGCAATGGTATCGCCCCCTCTAAGCCATTTGGGATTGCCCAATGCGTCCATTTCTTATTGCGTTTTGTGAAATGCTGAACACCGTTTGAACATTCTATTGTTTGGTTATTAATGCCCCAGCCAGTATGTTCCATTTTTGCGCCTTTTTTCACGAACAGGCACACAAGCTGATCCTGCGGGATTGTGTCAATGGTTCCCTTCCGGCTCCAGTTTTTTTCATCGTTCCACTGACTGGTAGCGCCAGCGCCGGCAATGGTAATGCCAACCTGGGCAGCTGTCCATCTGGTAAATCCGCGGCAATCAAACTGCCGGACGTTCTCGCCGTCCGGCAGCCATTTGCATCCATTGCAGTGATCCTTTTTTCCATTTAGCACCTGGCAGCTGCTGACAATTGTCGGATGCGCTGCGCTGGCACGTTCTTTTCTGTTTTTAGGCGTACACAGCGCGCCGGCGGCACCAAAGACATAAGGCCAACCAACACAGGCAAGTGCAAGTTCCCAGATGATCTCAGCTGCAAGTTTGCCCTGGCTTTTCATAACATTAACAAACTGATCAACCTCTTTATAATTGTTCATCCTGTTCAGCCTTCTTCCTTCTATTGGAATCAACAATAAATAGGCAACCTACATAGAAAGAGATCATAAGAAAATCCACTAGACAGAGGATCAGAAATATGATCAGGATCCATTTAAGAATGATCATTTTTATCTCCCCTAATTCTGACTTAAAGTGTTATTTATTGGACGTATGGTGTGCCAATAAACTGCACGAGTTTAAAGTCTGCCTTGTTGTGCCGAATAATGTAATCAACATAACTTGAAACATGATAGGAATAGTTCAAATAACCCATTGCGTTTCCGTGTCCGTTGGTATATTCCCACGAAGCATCAAGTGGAGGAGCATATTGCGACATATCCAGATAATAGACATCAGTATTGTTATAGTATGTATTGAACAGCGAAACCATTGAAGCAACTGCCGTATTATATGCCCCGAAAGTGTCCGCAGATTTCATGCCTACAAGGAAAATCTTTGCCCTTGGCTGTACGGTTTTGATCTGGCTAATAACCCAAGCATAATTGCCACAGAATGAATCTGCATTGTTTGACGGATTCGCCAAATTGCAATCTGCGGTTGTCCCGATAATATATTCCGGGTGAGTATTGGCGTAATTATAATCGTTATGCCCAAGTGCAACAAAATATGCTTTACACTTATAATCTGTTCCCATTAACCGGGTAATTATATCCTGCACATTTGGATTGCTTTGTGCAAAACGCAAACCACGGGCAGACAATCCACTCATTGAAAAATTGTATGCGGTCAAACCGGAGTACCGTGCCATATACTGAATCCATGAATAATAAATCATGTCAGTATTTACTTCAGCGGCTTCCTCTTCCGTAACATCGGCATCAGGCGGTGTCATTCCACCAGAAGAAAGGCTATCACCCACAACACCGATTTTTTCAAAAATCTTACAGAAACCACCATCATGGATTATTTCGTCTAATGGGTTTTCTGTCTGTGGAGTTTCTGCGGATGCAATCTCTTTTAGTTTGTCATAGTAATACATCTCGCAGGTTACGGTATATCCTTCCAGTTTCGTATTTCGCTGTGTTGCTCTGAACCATCCTGCGCCATCGGGAACGAGAAGCGTTGCGGTTGCCCCGGTCAGCGTTTCGCCTGTGTAAATAGCAACAATCTCTGTTCTGTCATCATTGACAAACACAACCGCCGTGCTTGACGTTAGGTTGTTTGTTGGGAATGTAATCTGTTTGTACGGTTTAATATTTATATATTCAGTTACTGCATACCTATTATTT